AGCTCCGAAGCCAGTGATCAGAACTTCTTCTTCAAAAGCTCTTTGACTGTCTTCCATCGCATAGATTTCTTCGTACTCACGATCATATTGATCATACGATTGACCAAAGAGTGCATTAAGCCCCGGCTCAAGCTCTTTGGCTAATTGTGCTCTTGAAATAGCCATTATTTAGCCTCCTATTAAGCTAGGCCAGCGCCCTTCACTCCCATAATGTGGTTTTGTATAACCACCATTACGTTTGTGTTGGCACTTGCAACGTCGTCGTTATCGGGATCCTGACTGATGTCTATAGCCTTAAGAGGTAACGTCGTGGTGGTAGCACCAGTGGTTACGTCTAATTCCATATTACTTCTGCCAGAAGCGGTATCACCTGTTGTTGACTGATCTACGATATCGAAATTACCGAACAGATCAGCTACAGGAAAGGTATCGTCAGCTTGGACCTCAAACACTACATTAGGATCATCAATGATAAATGCAATGATATCACTCGCTACTATCGAACCAGGATAATGGTTTTTGAAAACCACCTCTTTTGATGTCGGGTCGGTGTACTGAACTCCGTTAAAAACTCCTACTACCGGAACGGTACTAGAGGCTGCTGCACGAGAAACCGTACCACCAGTGAGTTGCTTCACCAAGTCTCCTTGGAAAATAGCACCACTCTGGTTACTTGCGATACGGTAACGGCTTTGGCCACCAGAATAAGGAGCGCCCCCCATCATACGAGCTGGGATCAAACCAAATGCGGCATCTTTATTTGCCATAATTAGTCCTCTCTATTTTTTGCCAAATGTTACACGGGTGTCGCGTTGTGGATCATACTTTACATATCGACCGTCGTTCTTCATTTCATTGAACATGGTATTGTCCAAAGCGTTCTGAGCGTCACGGTTTTTCTGTTCGTAGTAATCGTTTCTTTGTTCAACGATTTCTTCGGGTATCTCCGCAAGCAACAATCCGTCACTATAAACGACCCCGGCGTGTTTCCCCGACTCTAAAGTTGGGAAGTCCCAGCCATCAGGCAAATCTTCTGGCTTCTTCAATTCCCAACCCTCTCGGATTCGGGAAGCCACATTAGATCTATCTTCTTGGCCTAGCATTGACTCTCTGATCCAACGCTGAACATAACCGTCCCTTGCTGGTGGAGCGTCTAGCTTTCGCCTTGGTCGCCATTCTTGTCGCCTAGCTTTTTTATCGTGGGTTTGGCTTTCACGGCTGGCGCGAAGTTCTTGTTGTTTCTGACTCATGATGCCTCTCTTGCTTGTATTTTTTGCTTTTCCTTGGCTACCATTTGTAACCATTTTTCATCCGACATATTGTGCGGCTTCAAGCCTTTCAGCCTCTCAAGTTCAGATTCTCTAAACTTAACGCCTTTCTCAGTACCTTGTGTTTTTTGCCGACCTCCAGAGGAGGAACTAGCGACTCTTTGCACAGGGGGTCGCGTCGTTTTTTGTTCGACTGCTGGTTCTGAAGACTCTTCAGAAACCAGATTAGGATAAACTCTTTTCACCCGTGTATCTAGTTCACTGTAGTAGTCTTCGGAATCTGGTTCATAACCTTCGTTGATCAGATTGTAATGTGTAAAGTACGCATATTGTGTAGCTTCTACGTTCTCGTTTTTGCTCTGATCGCCATACCAAGAGTTTTTGCTATGCCAACGTAGGGCCTCTTGGCTTGGTTGAACTTCTTGCTCAACCTGTTGTTGGGGAGCTTGCTCGTATTGTTGTTGAGCAACTGGTTGTGGTTCTACCGGCTGACGGTTTTTTGCGGTTCTAAGTTTTTCTTTCTTGATCGCGATGTCATTTTTGAGCGTATCTGCTTTTGACATCAAATCAGGATCAGAGCTTTGAACCGCTTTACGGTAAATGTCATCAACTTGAGCTTCTTGCGTCTTAAGCTTTTCTTCCTCAGCGTCTAAGGCTGACTGAGCTGACTGTGCGTACATTTCTCTGTATTTTTGTAATTCTGCATCTTTCTGCTGAGTCAACATCTCAAAATGTCTTGCTCGATCCTCTGCTTGCCGAGTTTTTTGATTGAGCTTATTTATCCTTTTAGAGACACCTTTGGTGTATCTCTCTAACTCATCATCACCGCTTTCTGGCTGGACCTCTTCTGACGAATCAACCTCAATCGCGATCTCTTCTTCTTGGATGTTTTCTGCGTTCTCAATCATTATAGATACGTCCTTATGTCAGTTGGTTCTAAAATAGTGGCGTTTACTTCGTCATCGTTGATTATTCTAACTTCTTCGCCATCCTCCAATTTGAACCTGGAACCAGCGTAACGACCGATCAACACCCAATCTCCGACTTTGCACCAAGGCTCTGGGCCATATTTATCTGGGTCGTTATAACAAAGAGGGCCTTGCTTGATTACCGCACAGACAACCGTAGCAAGTGATTCTCTATCTACGGTTTGTGCTGTAAGCGCGATACCACCCTTAGATTTTTTTTCTGCCATGAAAGGAATGACTAACATTCTCCAACCAGTTGGTTCTGGCAGTCTTTCTAGGACGGATTCGGGCAACTTAGTGGGGTCAAAGACTCTTTCTTCTGGATCTACAAAAGCATCTTTAAGACTCATCGTACTCATTTATTATCCTTGAAATAATTTGCGATTTCGAGTTCGACTAAGTTTAGCGCGTGTATTTGTCCTTGCAAGTTTCTGTAATGTTCTACATCTTTGAGCAAACCATCCATCATGGTGTCAGAGATGTTCTTTTTCTCAGTAGCGACCAACCTTTTGATTCGGTCAGCTAGATCAATATCATCCATTACTCAACGTCGTACCAATCTAATCCTTTTGTAGCTGCACCACCGCCGCGAACCGTTTTCTTAACCCGCTTGACGATACCGCCTTCTTTCATTCCTTTGGCGGTTTTGATCGCTATCGCAACAGCCTGTTTTTGTGGTCGCCCTTCTTTCTTGAGCATCTTGATGTTATCGCTGACGGTTTTCTGGCTTTTACCTTTTTTTAACGGCATTTTTTACCCCTAAGTTATGAACTCTTCTTCGGTCGGCCTCGCTTTTTCGGCGCTGCTTTCTTTGCTGCTTTTGGTTTCTCTTCAACCTCTGGCTCTGGTTCCGGCTCTGGCTCTGGCTCTGGCTCTCGCTCCGAAACCACTGGCGGTTCCTCACCAGCTATCCTTGCTTGTTTAGCAGCGATCCTAGCATCACTCGCAGCTTTTCTTTCCTCTTCTGCTTGTTCTGCTGCCTCAGTCTGCTGTCTTTCTTTCTCTCGTTCTGACCGTTTGAAGCGCCTCAGCGCCTCTATAGCTGCATCTTTGAAACTCACACCCATCATCTACCTCCAGATCGTTGCTGAATCTCCATAAGTTTTAGATCAGCATTTTGTTGTAACCGTTGTAAAGCTAAATCAAGTTTGTCATCAGCTATCGCTTTTGAGTTATCGATTCGCTGTTTCGATAATTCTGCTTCCAGCAGCTTCTCTCTTGACCTAGCTTGCTGCTTGCTCTCAAAGTTTGCTTGATCCAGGTCAATCTCTTTATCGCGTAATTCTAGCTCTTTTTGACGTATCTGCACTAACGGATCTTCTTCGTCGCCTTGACCAATGCTTTGCAATAACTCTGAGGTCAGTTGAGCAAGTATTGGCGCAGAGAACTGCTCTAGCGTCATCTGCATATCTTGGTTCATCATCTGCGCTTGCTCTGGATCTATCTGACCTTGCTCTGCTGCTATGTTGATTTGCTCCATCTGCTGAGTGAGCTCTGGAGGTATTTGCTCTTGAGCCAGCTCTGCCGCAAGGAACTGCAAATGCTGCATGATGTGAGCAAGTATGTTCCCTTGCAGAGCAGGATTAGTTTTGACGACCTCTGTCATAAATAACGCACGATGAGCCTCTATATGAGATCTATGATTTTGTGGAGCGAAAGCGACTTGCGGTTGACCGATCAACAAACCACTGTTCTCAATCCCAGCATCAATAGGCGCTGGTGGTGGCGGTTCTTGAGGAGCCTGTATAAGACTCTCAACATCATCAACCCCAAGGGCTGCATACATACGACGATATGCCTCATATATTCCTTGAGGGCCATGGATATCAGGATTGCTTTGAACCATAGTCAAAAGCTCCTGAGCCATAGTGATCCGCTGGCTCTGACTGAATATATTAGGATCCGATACTGGTACTACGTCTATTCGTTCATCGAAGTCTGCAACCTTGAAATCCTCTGCACCGGATCCGGTTCGGTATGGGTAAACCGGCGGTAAATACTCTGCAAAAATCTGTGCTAAAAGTTTGAACTCTAACTTCTGTGAGTGGTGCAACCTTTTGTGGATCGCACTCATAACTTTTGTGCCACGCTCCAACAAAGCAACGGTAGTGCCGACCGGCATGGCTTGGTTCATATCGCCAATATTAGTATCCGCTATAGCAGCAAATCGTTTACCGCTTTCGACCAAAGTGCCAAGCAAGCTCTGTAGAACTGTAGATGGCTCCTTGATTGGTAACGGAATCAGGTTTTCTTTCAAAGATGCGCCGGTTGTATCTATGTCTCTGAACTCACCGGGCTGTAGTGGTTCATCTTCGTCTCTGATCCGCATACCTCTTGCTTTGAAACCAGCAGGGAGGTTGGCCAACGTGCCAGCGTCAATAAGTTGTCGCAACAAACTGGTGCTTGCTTTCGCCAAGCCTCCGATCATGTGGGACAAGCCCAACCCGTAGAATCCAAGACCTGGCAAAAACTTGTATTGGACGAAGTAGTTTATCTTGCGCTTAAACGGATCGTTTTGGCGGTAGTTGCGTCGGATCGCAAGAACCTGTCTTGATGAGTCATCAATGGTCACGATATAAGGCAGCTTCAGACCAGTTGGTTCTCCATCCTCACCAATGTCTTCAAACCCCGGTAAATCTAAAACCGTGTGTACTTCGTAGATTAGATGGTCCCGATCACTGTTATAACTGGGTGACACTCCTTGAATGTCGTCTATCTCCTCATCGATCTCATCCCGTCGCAGATAAGCCCCGCCTTCCTTAATCTCTACGTCTGCATAGAAACCAGCTAGTTGCTGTTTGCGGATCTCGTTACGAGACATCGCTATAACTTGTGTGACTCGCTCCGCTGTATTGAGATCGCTTGCCTCGTAAGGAACAATCAGGTCTTGTGGTTCGACAAAAGAGGATACTGCCGCTCTGGTCACGGTATCGAAATAAACCTTCTTGAAAGCCGAGCCAGCGAGAGGCAGATAGAACAACAGCATATCCAGCTCACCGTCGTAGCCAGGTATCTCGTTCATGATGTAATAGTTCATGAACTCTTGCACTCGATCCGCTTGTGCTTCTACGTCCGGTGTGCGTGTGCCGATTATTTCTGTTTTAACAGGACCTTTAGGTGGTAACAATTCCTTGTAGGCTTGCGCTTGAAACTGTGTCGTTGCTTCTGCCAGTAACGGGTGCATTACCCCAGTTGAACCATCGAAAGGCTGAGACCGGGTTTCCTCAAACCTCATGCCAAGATACTTGAGTCCATCAACGTAGGTTTTTTCCCACTCAGATCGCGATTCTCTATCAGCTTTAATTGAGCTTAATATTCCGCTAGATAACTGGCCTAGCTCTGACATATCTAGCTCTTCAACTAGATTGTCATCAAAACCAAGTTGAGATCCCTCCGGTTGAGCGTCGATCTCTGCATCTACTAACAGGGCCTCTTCGGTAACTAAGATCTCAGCAGCGTTTCTGATTTGATCCTCTCTGGTAGGATCAGGAATAATTTCTATGATGTTGCCAGTGTCTACGACATTCGGATCGTCTTCTGTTCCCAGTGGTTTTTTCTCAATCGCCATCAGTAGTACACCTGTCTATCTTTTCTCAGTGGCTCCATAGTATCGTCGTAATCATCTTTTAGAGCCAAGAAACCTCCTTGTCGGAACCGCATTAGGGCCATGGTTGAGCTATCGCAATAGTCATCAAAGTCGCCATAAGGAAAAGAAGCCATCTCTTCCACAACATCCTCACTGAAATCAGTATCAGGAGCCCAGACCATACCCGATTCAAAAATCGGAGCCACACTATTCATCCTCGCAATCTTATCTTGACCTCGCGACGGTGTATAGGCTGTTACTGGTATACCCATTCGTCGTAATTCTTGCGTAAGAGGTGTACCGGAGGCTTTCGCTTCGATCAAAACGCAATCTGGTTCCCAATATTTGTACTCTTCCCAGGCTAGTTTTTTTAGCTCTGGGAAATCTAACCGAACTCTTTTGGCATCGAGCAGTATGATATTTTCCACGCCATCTGCTTCGTTTGTAAAAACCGCCCAAGTAGTTATCGCCGAATAGTCTGCTGTTTCTTTTTTACTAAATGCGGTATCGTAACTTTGTATCACATACGAATACGGGGGAACGTCACCTTCCCACTTCCCCCACCATTCTCGTTTTACTATCGATCCCTCTTCAGCGGTCGGATCTTGCATCCATTGAGAATTCCATTTACTTATCGGCAGTGCGTCTTTGACGCCTAATAATTCGTCTTTGTTCCAGAACTCTGGCCAGAGTGGTTCATCGCTCTCTGGCATGATTGCTGGGAACTCCACCAAGTCCCACCGATCAGAGAAGTCTCCGTCTTGTTTTTTGAGCAACCTACCCACCAGATCTTTCGTACTCCAGCGTGTCATCACTATTACGATGATGCCCCCTGGCTGTAGTCTCTGTCTTGGGCCTGATGTATACCAATCGTATATGGAGTCCATGGCGGTTGGGCTCAAAGCATCTTGCTCTGAAACCGGATCATCTATGATCAAGAGGTCAGCGCCACGACCAGTGATCGCACCACCCACACCAGCATAGAATGATTCACCGCCCTCGTTAGTGGTCCATCGCCCTGCTGATTTGTTATCGGCCTCTAGTTTCAGTTTTGGGAATACAGACTGATACTCCTCTGAGTCGATTATGTTCCTGACTCGCCTACCAAACCGAACTGCGAGTTCTGCCGTGTGCGTTGATTGAATAATTTTAAGATTACCGCGCAATCCCATCATCCATGCGGGGAAATAAGTGGAGGCAAACTCAGACTTAGTATGCCTGGGAGGAAGACATACAATCAGTCGTTTGAGTTTGCCTTGAGCTATTTTGTTGAACTTCTCACCGATAATCTTGTGATGTCGGCCTTCAATAAAATCAGGCCACTGGCTTTTCACGAAAGTAATAAAGTCCGACTGACACGACTCTTGTTTCTCTAGCTGGTTGTATTTGTTTAATAGTGCAATCGCTTCGTTTTTGTCTTGGTCAGACAAAAGATCGAAGTCTTTTAGGGCTGGTTCCACGACAGCTTAATACACCCAGAGAACCGGGGTTGTTGTTCTAATATCAACGTGAACGAAGTTCTTATCCACACCGACTCCGGTAAATCCCATGTCTAAGGCTTTCTCCACTAAAAGTCTTCTTTGCGCTCCTCCGACTACTTTGATATCTGCCGCAATGCCTTGAGCGTGTTGTCCCGGCGTTTCTTTTTTGGCTTCAATACTGTGATTAGGCGATCTGTAACCAGAGGTAACGATGAACGGAAATCCACAAACGCTCCTCAACCCGTCCAACCGCTCTATGAATTCTGTAGACATTTCGTTCTCGCCGGTCTCTTGGCAATCGAAGTCTTCTATTTTGAAGTATTTAAAATCACTCATTTCGTATTTTTTAATTTGTGGCGTTGCGGTGAGTATATTCAGTTGTGGCAAAGAAATTCTTTTGAGTTTACGGTATGCGCTCCACATCGTCACTTCTCTCTGCTTACCCCCTGCACTTTTTCGTATGACCGCATAGCACCCAGCCCCAACATACCCATCATAACTGGCACTAATAACGTCGTATCTATCTCTGGTAAATCAATCCAGATGCCGATAATGTTTGCCAAGATTACGTTATAGAACAAACCGAGGGCACACACCCAACCGATGGCTGGCCTCCACCCGGCCACAAACAATGATCTATGTGCTGCCTCAACTTTATTGACTTCTAGCTGGCCTTGGGCGAGCTCTTGGGCATGGCGCTCTGCCATCGTAGCGATCTCATGTGCGAGGGCGTTTTTCTGATCTTTATCCTCTATGACTTTATCAAGGAGCTTTGTGGCTGGTTCTAGCAGAGACCCAAGGATGCTCATCTTTTCGCCATGTAAGCAGTAGCGCCGAAATACAAACCGACTATAGATGCTTGTGATAAAAACAGCATATCGCTAATCGACGCTAGTGTACTGAGGCGGTCAACTGGGACAAAAGGAGCAAGAGGCAAAAGAGCGAAAACGCACATACTGACAACAGCAACCCAGGCCATCTGTCGTTGCGACTGCGCTTTGTTTTCTTGCAGTTCAAGCTGAAGCATCTCCTGATGTTTTGCTAACTCATCGTCCGTAACCGTCCCATCACCATCTGCATCATATTCCGCATAACGAGATTTGGGTTGTAGCTTCTTAGCATTCATACTGTGACCGTAATGTGTTGGCCAGTGGCTTTCGGATAAGTCTGACTCAACTGACCATTTTTGAAAGTGTAAATTTTTGAGTCGTACAGCGTCGTAACCAGCTCTTGGTTGGAGTTGGTTTCTCTCGATTGCAATCTTTCTGTTTCAACCTTTTGCACCTGATGTTTCGGCACTTGCTGAACAGCGTTGACGCTATTAGGAAAAGGGGGTATATCAGCCATCTTCTTTCTTAATTACTGGATCTCTAAAAATATAATTACCCTTACCGGCTTCACTGGACTCAATCAATCTCACTTCACAAAATGCGTCAAATTTATTAGTGCCTTTTCCGACAATAAAGTTGTGTGGATGGACAGATTGGCTGACTAAGGCGTCGCGGTAATCCAAGCAGCTAGTTAATTCTCGGAATGCCAATTCTAACCCTGTGCGATTGCCAGCAGAATCTAACATGATTAACATAAAAATCATCAGAGTCATAAACGCCTTTTCCTCTTGAGAGCTTGGGTTTTTTCAGCTTGAGGCGCAACAAGCTCCCATGTCAATACATCCACATCTACCTGATGTGCTGTACCCAGCACTCTAGGCATACTGTTTCTAACGTAAATCATCGCGCCATAACCACACTGTTGATGGTTGAACCTCAACCACTCCATGGCAATCTGATGACGTTTTGATGGTGGGTTTACCAGCTTTAATTTGTTCCATTCTCTAAGATCGCAGAACAGATTAGGGTTTTCTGGGTCGTAGTCTAATCTTACTGTTTCTGAAGCATTATCTGAATCAGTTGCGCCAGCTTTTCGTCCGTCGCTTTCAGCGTCTCCTGCTGTTGACTCAGACTGTCCACCACCGCTTTTATCTGT